CTCGGTTCGTGAAAAATTGGATATGATGTTTTATCACTACACTTTAAAAAATAAAAACCTGATACGTGTTGGTTCCAATGTATATGTGCTGAATGATGACCACCACCTTTTTTAGCAAACTCTTGTACCCATAATTCAGAAAACATAGTTGTGTACTGTTGCATATCATAACCTTGATGATCTAAATATTCCCAAGACTTTTGACCAATGTAATTTCTAAAATCTAAAAAATCATTGTCCATTGTAAGTGGTGTTGAGTGATAAGATCTTCCAAAGTCACCGTGTTCTTTTATAAATTTCTTTTCTCTGTTTCTTGCATCTTTAATATATTTATTACTTGCCTTATTCAAAGACTTAACAAATTCTGGTTTTTGTTCTGACCAAATGGTCGTATTAAAATAATTATTTATATACATTATCTAAACGGCTTTCCTAAATGCCAGACAACAAGACTATATCTTGTGCCTGATGTTACTGGTTTAACTCTATGCCATACAAAACTTGGAAATACAATAATAGAACCTTTTGGTAATATCTCTTTACATTGTACTCTATGTTTTGATTCGTCTCTCATATGTGGATCATAGTTTCTAAAATCAAATTCTAATTCACCACCTTTATATTCTGAACCATCTGTTAACTGACAAGTCATAGATAGTTTTCGAATTCTTCCGTGCTCTGGATGATTAACATCGTCTCGTTGATATGGTTTATCCCAACTATCACAATGCCAATCGTAATATTGATTTAACTTATATTTTGTAAATTGACAAGACTCAGATCTTTCCCAATCAAAATTCCAACCAGCTGCTTTGTTTGCTTCGTGAACATACGGATGTAATTCTTTATAAATCCAAGTATCATTTAACCATACTAAATCAGAATTTCTTTTTCTTTTTAAATCTTTTACTTCTTCTTTGTTTAATGGCTTTTTATTGAGATCTCTTTCTCTTCCATAGCCACCGGTAATTGCCATTGTTTCTTTTTGTGCATTAGCATATTTAATAACTTCATCACAAAATCTAGGTGTTAACACACCACTAAAATACCAATAATAATTAGATATATTCATATGTTATACTTTCCAACATCTAATGTTTCTTGTTGTTCTCCATAAACTCCTCTTAACAAAACATCAAAAGCAATTGTTATTCTTGTATTTAAAGAATTATTTACGTTTACAAAATGGTAAATATAAGATGGAAACATATATATTCTGTTTTTTACATAAGGTAAATTACACGTATTAGAATTAATATTATTTAATTTTTTAGTAAGTGGTAAAAAAGGAATTGCATAGGGTCTTAAAAAATTTAAATCAGGGTAATTATTGTTTTCACAAGGGAAATAAATACCAGATAATAAACTAGATCTATGCATATGAGGTGGATGGTTTTGGTTTGATTTATGTTTATTTATCCACATAGAAACAATATCTACTTTGTAATTTTTACAATCTATTAAATAACTATCATTAAATATTTTATTAGATAAGTTTTTTATGTGTTTAGTTAAAGGTTTAATTTCTTTTTGTTTTTTTATGTCTTGCTGTCTTTTTTTAAATTTATTTAAAAAATCTTCAGATAAATTAAAATTTTTAATTTCATCTATGTATATAGGGGTAGAAAAAATATCAAGTTGTAACATTAGATATATTCATAAGTTATAGTTTGAACAAAATTCAAACTATCTTTCTGATCATTTGATACAATATACATATTAGTAGATGGAAACATAACAAACATATTTTTTTTAAGTTCTATATCCCAACTTCTTCCTTTACGTCTATTGTCATCGAAATGTATTCTTACCCAACACTTATCAACTTTAACTCCGTAAAGCATTGTAAAGTCAGGTGAGTTTCGAAGATCTACTGGATCAACATTTAATAAAGGTTTAGATACTTGACCGGGTTTATAAATATCACCCCAAGAATTTTTATTGATTAAATTGATACCATAATCAAGACCAATAAAGTCTCTCATATAAGTATTTAACATATCCCAAGTTCTTGAAAATGGGAATTGTTTATTAGTAAATGAGGATTGTAAAATATCGTTAGTAAGTTTTTCTTGGTCTATCTCAAAACCTTTCGGCATATCGATATTACCATAGAATAGACTTTGTTCTGTTAATACTTTCTTTTGCATACCACCACCAGATATATATTATGCTTTCGAGTTTGTCAAATCCCAGGCTTGAGTTTCTTCATTCCAAGCGTAATACCACATATGAGTGTTAGCTTCATTTTGTGAAGTCTGTTCTTCTGTTAATGCTGGAGCATCACCTATCGGTGATTTCCAAGAAGCTGAATCATTATGTTTTACCCACGATGCATATGGTTTTTTAGGCCAGAAGATTTCATTATCTTCGTCCCAAGTATAACCTATACCTGCATAGTTTCCTCTAAATGCAGTTCCACCATTTTTATGTTGGTTGCCAGATGTATTGTATGAAGTTTGAATCCACATTTGTGCAGGCCAGTTATTGTGAGTTTCTAAATACTGTTGACCTACTGATTCATCCTCTACACCATCAGCATTTAACATATCTTTGTTATCAAGTGTTAATACTTGAATAACTTTACTGTTAGCTCCTAGTTTTGCAAAATGTGCCATAATGTTTCTCCTTATATCTTATTTTTAATTATCATTCAACTATTGAAATTTATATCTTATTAAAACAACTCCAGATCCACCATTTGCACCAGCACCTTGTCCTGGGATATTAGCTCCACCGCCACCGCCACCACCAGTATTTGTTGTTCCAGCACTACCGTTTGGAGAACCTGGGTCTCCTGGATTAGATCCACCCGGGCCACCACCCGCAGTAGCAGTTCCTCCTGTTCCTGCTCCTATATTATTAGAAGCTCCACCTCCACCACCACCTGCATATAAACCAGCTGAAGGTTCATAAAAAGGTTGAGGAGATGCTCCAAAAATTGGAGTTACATCTTTTCCTGTTCCTCCATTACCTGATGCACAATTAGTTCCAGTTGCACCAACTGCACCACCACCGCCACCACCACCTGAGCTATGTAGAGGAGGTCCAGCAGGGTTACCTGCACCACCATTATTACCAAAACCAAAAGTTCCAGAGTTACCTGGTTGAGCAGGTTGAGTTCCTGGTCCACCAGCGTGAGGTTGAGATCCTGGATCACCAACTCCACCACCACCACCTGACCCTCCCGGGCCACCTGAATCTGGATTAACTCCTCCTCCAGCACCAGCACCATAACCACCACCAATTGCTGTAAGAGAAATTCCTGTAGTATTAGTTCCTTGACTTCCATTTCTAGCTGGGCCAGGTCCAGGACCAGGTCCTCCCGTTCCACCGCCACCAACTGATATTGGAAAACCTGTTGCAGTAACTGGAACACCCGCACAAGGAGTTAAAACAACTCCTCCGCCTCCAGCTCCAGCACCACGGTCACCGCCACCTCCACCACCACCAGCTACTAATAAAACTTGAACTGTATTTGATCCTGCAGAACATCCTACAGAACAAACTGTAAAAGTTCCTGGACTAGAAAATTTATGTATTTTAAAATTACCGCAGGTTACTATACTATTTCCACCTGATGCAACTATATATGATGCTCCAAAAGCTTGAGAAGAATTTCCTGAATTAACTACTACCCAACCTTTAGTTGCATCAACATAAACAAAAGTTACAGATGCACCTTCTTGATTACAAACAAAATTTTCTGCTGCACCTTCTATGTTAGATCCATTTCTAACTATTGTTAAATTATTTGAGTCCCAAGTATTTGCATAATCTGCAACCGCAACTACATTTCCTGCACTAGGACTTGATGGTAAAGTTACGTTAAATGCTCCTCCAGATGTATCTGTAAAATATCCAACACCAGAAACTGCATTACCAGGATCTGCTGTAATTTTTGTAGTATTCCAAGATACTTCACCAGTAGAACCAAAACCTGCCGCCGTACCATTATTAGTGATAGTTGCACCAGCAGGAATTGTGAACGTATCTCCACTATCTCCTAACTGGACTGTACCACAATTTGTTCTTGGACTAATTTTATTTACTTTTACTTCACTCATAATTTACCTATTGAAATTTATACCTTATTATTACTATACCAGATCCGCCATCACCACCACCAGGTACAGATGGACTGTATTTTCCACCACCAGCTCCTCCACCAGTATTAGCCGTTCCATCTGAATAACTATTACCCCCTGCACTTGGTGCACCTTGTCCACCACCACCTGTTCCACCAGCACTTGATAAACACGAAGGTCCCCAACTACCTCCGCCACCACCACCTGCGTAAGCTGTTGGCGATCCTGAAATAGAAGTTGTTGTACCTGCTCCACCAGCTCCACCTACAAGTGGAGAACCTGGATTAGTTACATTATTACCTACTGCACCTGCTCCGCCACCACCTCCTGAACTATAACCAGCTCCTGGTGCTGATGGTGGTTGTGAAGCATTTCCACCATTACTCCCTTGTGATGGACTAACAGGAGGTGTATTACCGCTTCCACCTGCTTTAGGATTTGGACCAAATCCACCAGCTCCGCCTCCTGATCCACCAGATGCTCCAGGACCACAAGAAATAGGTCCTGGTCCACCACCTATTCCAGCTCCACCGCCACCTGCTGATGTAATTGTACTAAAAACCGAATTTGAACCTGAAGCACCTCTAACATTAGATGCTGATCCAGCTCCTCCAGCTCCGACTGTAATTGGAAAAGCTGTTGCTGTAACTGTTATAGGACCTGCTCCATCTAAAGGAGAAGCTGTGTAAGGTGTGACTGGAGATTTATCTTCTCTAAATCCACCAGCTCCACCGCCACCACCATAAACACCTACTCCGCCACCACCACCTGCTACTACCATATATGAAACTTCATTATTTGCTGCACAACAAGCTATTTTTGATACATTAAAAGTTCCTGGACCTGTAAAAGTATGAATTCTGCAATTACCACAAGTTGTAATAGTACCACCTGTTGCTGCCATAAATGCATCACCTATTACATTAGAAGTTGAGTCTTGAACATTTTTCCAACCTTCTGTTGCATCAACGTATATAAAAGTAACAGACTGACCTTCTGTACTTAAAACTGCATTTGCATTTGTACCACCAATTTTATCTGTACCATTTGGTGCAATTACAACAGGATTAGTTTGAAAAGTGTTTGTATAATCAGCTAAAGAAACTATGTCACCAGCAGAACCTGCTGGTAAGTTAACTGTAAAAGAACCAGATGTTGTATTACAAAAATAACCTTCACCATTCGCAGCTGTAAAAGTGGCTGTCTTAATACTTCCTGTCTGCCAATCAACGGTCCCCGTTCTACCAAAACCTGTTTGTGATGCACCTGATGCTAAAGCAATGGTATCGCCACTTGCACCGATAGTTATTGTGTTAGAGCTTTCATTAATGATGTTAGCTCCGCATTGATTTTGAATATTGTTTACTTTAATTGTACTTGTCATAATTATTGAAATTTATACCTTATTATTACTATACCAGAGCCGCCTGATCCACCTGCAGATGGATTAGGAGTACTACTAATAGCAGCTCCTCCACCACCGCCACCGCCTGTATTGGTTGTTCCTGGAGTTCCAGCTACGCTACAACCTGCAGCTCCAGCTCCACCTCCAGCGGTTGCTGAACCTCCTGTGGCTGGCGCATATCCAGCTCCACCACCGCCACCGCCTGCTCTTGCTGTTGGTGTTGTATTAATAGAACTTGTTGCACCTGCTCCTCCATTTCCTCCTGCTCTTGGTGAAGTACTTCCATTTGCTCCAACAGAGGTTGCTCCACCACCGCCTCCACCTAAATAACCTACAGGTGCACCTCCTTGATTTCCATTTCCTCCATTATTACCTTGAGGAGGACTTACAGGAGGTGTGTTTCCAGCTCCACCTGCCCCATAAGGATTACCTGTACATTGTGAACCTCCTCCACCAGAACCACCTGTTCCAGCTAAAGGTACACTTCCAGGTCCATTTGTTCCAATACCTCCACCTGTTGATGTTATAGTCGAAAAAATTGAGTTATTACCAGCAGTAGCTGCACTATTATCTACAGGTGCTCCAGTTCCTCCTCCACCAACTGTAATTGGATAACCTTGAGCTGTAACAGGTAAAGCTGCAACAGATGCTCCTAAAGGAGAAACAGTGTAACAACCTGAAGCTGCTCCAGAAGATTCTCTGTAACCTCCAGCTCCGCCACCACCTCCTGTATTATATCCACCTCCAGCTCCACCAGCTACAACTAAATAGTCAACTGTGTTTGATCCGAAACCTGTACCAGCATTTGAAACTGTAAAAGTTCCTGGACCTGTAAATGTGTGAATTTTGTAATCTCCGCAACAAGTAACTGTTCCTCCTGTTGCAACTATAAAAGGATTTTGAGTGTCAGATGTATTTCCAGTAAATACGGTTTGCCAACCCACTGTTGCATCAATATAAATAAATTGAACTGAAGAGTTACTTTTTGAAATTACATAATCATCTGCTGCACCATTAATATTAGAACTATTTCTTCCAACAGTAATATTATTTGTTGAAGCTGTTCCATTGTAATCTGAAACAGCTACAACATTTCCTGCACTTGGTGTTGCTGGAAGTGTAACTGTAAAAGCTGCTGAAGTCGTATCACAAAAATAACCAACTCCTGATACAGCTGTAAAACCTGATGTCTTTTTTGTAGTATCCCAAGATACTTCACCTGTAGAACCAAATCCTGCTGCGGTTGCTCCACATCCAAGAGTTACCGTATCACCAGAAGCACCTAGT